CCTGTTGTTACTAAAGTAACTTCGTCTGTATGTGATGTATTTGATGTTAATGTTGGAAAGGTATAATCTTCTGTTTCATAAGTAGATATAAAAAAAGATAATAACCAACTACCACCATTCTTTAATATTACTTGTACTTGTCCTGTACTAACATATTGTGAAACTTCAACAAATTGTTTAAACTTAAAATTGTCTGAAGTTAAATTTACTGTTAAACTTGTGCCACTAGGATTTGTTACTCCATCTGCATTTAATCTTAACATCAATGGTTCATCTGAAAAATCGTCTGAAAAATCATAGTTTGCACTTCCTGCACTTGATACAAATGTTTTATATACTATCCAATCTACTCCATTTTCTGTATATTCTAAATTTAATACTCCATCCCATGTACCACTAGTTTGTATTTGTATTCCTGAACCACAAAAAAATGTTTTTGTTTTTAAGTTATCTCTTAACCCTGTTGTAGATAACAATTCTGATATGCTAAACGGATTTATTTTTATATCTACTGCAAATAATCTACCAACATCTGTACTCAAAAATGTATAATTAAATGAATTTAAAAATATTGTTAAAACATCATCTACTGTTTCAGAAGTAAGCCATGCTGTATCATCATTCAAATTAAGTTTCAAAGGTCCGTTCTGCCATGTATAATCTTCTACTCTCCAATCGTTTGCTCCGTATCTTGTAAGTGTTTTAGGTTTGCCACCCCATGCAATATACATTATATCTGCTATCTGTTCATATTGTATATTCTGTAAATCGTCTTCACTAAATGGTGTTGTTATCTCGTATGGTGTTGTTGTTCCGGTAACTACTATATATCCTAATTCAGTCCAAAATCTGCAATAATAATCGCCAAACTCTAATATATAACTGTCTGTTGTATTAAATTGGAAAGGTATCATTCTAACTTTTGTAGTTTTATCTTTGACTGCACCTAATACCTGTAATCCTGTTCTGTTACTAACTCCACCTTGAGGTAATATATAAAAATTTTCACACTTTGATAATGAAGAATAAAATTTTTGCAAATCTACTCTTCTTCTTAATTCAGGTGCTATTTCTCCATTTGTAAAACTATTTTGTGCTGAATCTAATAAAGGCATATATTATCCCCTTGCACTCAATGTGTCTGATGTTCTTTCTTGAAACATATATTTTTCTGATAAGTTAGCTGTTTTTGCTTCTTGTACTTTTATTTCACTCTTTTGTAACATCTGAATTGCTAAATTGTCATCTCCAGTTACTGTCGGACATATTCTGCCTGCCAATTCAAAACTTAAAGCATCACAAAATGTTATATCTAATAATTCTAAATTTGTATCTGAAGAAGCTTTTTCTGTAGTTAATTGCCATGAATATACTGCCGGTGTTCCTGTAGTAATACCTTTGTAAAAAGCTCTTTTTGTATATCCACCTCCGGTTGCACCTATATATTGGATAACCATACCTACTGTATTTATTGTAGCTGTTGGCATAACTGTATATTTGCTTTCTTGTATATCCATAGTACAAATAGCATCTAAAGCATCATAATTAGAAGCAATAACTTTTAGTTTACTAATAGGTAAATATACTTCTTTTGGCTCTAATTTGTTAGAATAATCGCCATGTATATAAACCCCTCTAATTGCTAATACTTCTGGTGGTATCTCAAAATAATAATCATATCCCTCTATTAATTCATCATCGTCAGGTGTTATGGCAGTTAAAACAATAACTTGTCTTGCAAAAGACCAGTCATGCTTTTTTAATAATGTTAATCTCGCAATATCATAGTGAATATCACAATCTGTTCTTGCTTTTCTGTTATCAGTTAAAGCAACCAAAGGTGCTTCTTTCAAGTGTGATAATGCCAAATTATATATATCAAGTTTCTCTAACATAATACCTCTTTTTCATGGGATATAACTTTTTACATTATATCCCATGAATATTTTTATTTTACTTTGCTATTTCACAATTTGAAACTGCATCTGTTAAAAATGCTGTTACTGCACCTGCTGTTATTGTATCATCGGAAGTATATTTTACTCTTGTATAGGTCTTTAAACCTAAAGGTAATCTTACTTTTACCAAGAAATCGTTTGCATTAAATCCTGAAGTTGTTACATTTTTCTTGTATAATGATACGCCAGAAACAAAACCGCTGTCCGGTGCTGTTTCTAATTCAATATCTATTGCTGTAAAACCTCCTACTCCTGATTCTGCTGCTACTCCTGATATTCCTTTGTTTCCTTTTACTACTAACCACATTTTAGAATAATCTTCCGAATCTGATGTAGTTATATAATTTGTAGAAGCTCCTGCTCCGGATACTCCTGACAATCCTTGATCTTCACTGAAAACTAATGTTTTATCTAAGAACATTTTTGTTTCTCCTATTTAATTTATTTTTTAAAAAACTACTATCAACCATTTTAAGAAACAGTTGCTTCAGTAGTTACCAAACAATCCAATGTTTTTACCGGAACATCATTAATTGCAAATACTGGTCTTGCATTTGGATCTTTTGGATCGTACCAAACATTTGATTTTGCATCTTGTGCTTCTCTCAAAAGAGATTTACATTCTCTGTTACAATAAATAACAGGTTTGCAAAGTGAAAGATTGTATATTCTATCCAATCCATTCAACACTAATTTTCTCAAATTATCAGCTGTTGTAGTACCAAGTAATATATTTGGTATTCTAACAGCATATCTCCAATCCTGAACTCCAAGACCAATCTTGCACTCAAATTGTTCTTTATATCCAGGATAAGTTCCACCTAATGAATCCTCTATTGCTATTGGACCATTTGCAGAATAATCTATTGTTTCTATTCCACTCTTTGAGCCTTTTGGTGCAAATGTAAATATCTTACCTTCTCCCCATCCTATAATCCAAATAGAACACATTGAACCGGATGTAGAAGAGGCTGCACTTATGATATTATATCCTGATTTTGTTTTGTCTGTAGATATTTTGTTATATCTTGCAGATAAACCAACAAATGCTTCTTCATCTTTTGCTTCAGAACCATAAATCATTTTGGTTGCAATTTCTTGCGACATTGATTCCAAGTGTGCTTCAGCTTCTGAAGCTCTAACTCTAGCAATATTGCCACCTTTCTCTGCTATTACTTTATCTATTGCAGATACTTCTGAACAGATACCAAATGTTTCTTTTACAACTTTTCTTGTACTTTTTGTTGGTTGTACACCTTGATATGCTTTTCTCCATGTTGCCGTTGGCAACCCTGTTTGAACTGCATATTCATGTCCACTATCACTATTACTTTCTATCATTACTGCATCTTGCAAAATAGGATTAGACTGTGCTAATACTTTAGCAACAGCATATTCCTTTGAATCAGGTCCAAATTGTCTTGAATAATCAAGTAAATTATAATTTTCAGCCATTGTTTTACTCTCCTTTTTATTTTTTGTAATGATTAACTAAATCATTTTCTACTTTTGGTGCTGTTGGATTTATTGAAGATGTAACTAATGTATCATTTCCAATAGCAAATCCTGCATTTTTAAATGTTTCAATAATAGCCGGATGATTGCCTAATCTTGTTTTCTCCATTAATTCTTTAAATTCAGGAGTTGCATATTTATCGTATGCAGTCTTAGCCAACTTCAAATTATTATCAAACTCATTTCCAAACTTTGCCTTACTTTCATTTTCCCATGCAAGAGCTTGTTCATCAAATGCTTTATTAGACTGTTCGGTATAATCTTTACTTTTTTTATCAATTACCGAAATCTGATAATCTACTATTGCTTGTACCTGCTCTTTTTTCAAACCAAGAGTGTTGGCTAATGCCACAAAAGCACCGGCTTCTTCTTTATTGACTTGTGCAGATTCAGGATAAACAATAGATTCTAACTTTACTTCTTCTATAACTGGTTCAGGCGATTTTGTTTCTTCGCCTAAAATTGTTTTCTTTGTTTCTATAACTGGTTCTACTTTTGCTGGTTCGGTTTTAACTGGTTCTGTAACCACTACTGGTTCTACCTTTACTGGCTCAACTACTACTGGTTCTGTTGTTTTTACAACGGATTCTGCTGGTTCTACTACTATTTTGGTTTCATCTGCCATTTTATCCCCCTATTTATTTTCTTGTTTTTTATCTTGTTCTTCATACTCTTTATCATAAGATCTTATAAAACTTGTGTATTCATCCTCCATTTTAAATATATTATCTCTATTACTTGACTTTATTAATTTGTAAATAGCATCTATTATACTACTTTGCCCTAAATTAAATGCTGTTGCTCTTTCATTTCCTATAATAAAATCAATTTTTGGCTTCATAGTTAATATATATTGGAATACTCTTCTACCATCAGTATTTGAAAGAACTTTTTTTAAATCTGAAATTATCTTTTCTTCTATTTTTTCTTCAACTTTTTTCATTGGTTACCTGCTGTCAATAAATTTTTCTTTTCTAAATCTACTTGACTTGCTTCTTTTGCTGTTGCTATTCCTTGTTGTATCTGCTGTGCCTGTAACATTTGTGCATTTGCTTCTGCTTGTGCTTTTCTTATTGCATCTACTTCCCCTTCTGTATTAAAATTGTTTGGTCCTATACCTAATAAGTTTGCTACATTCATGTAAAACTTATCCGGACTTAAATGGTCTTTTATTTCAGGATATAACTGTGCATAGCCTGCTGTTAAAGACATAAATGTATTTATATTAGTTAAAGCACTAGCTTTTTGTGAAATTGCTACCATACTTAAATAATCTATATCAAATTCTTCTAAAGTTGCAGGTGCTTTTTCTATTATTCCATTTTTTGTTAATATTTCCAGTCCAATATTTATTATTACCGGCAATAATTCATATTTTATTGTTTCATATAACGGACCTAACTGCAACATCTTTTCGCTTAGTAAAGCTTCTACTTCCGGAACTGTCTTTTCTCTCTTTTCTAACTGCATCATAGCAAAAACATCATTATATAATGCCTTTTCTATCCTTTTCTGCACTTCATTTATAGCATTATCTATTGCTCTAATATCTTTTGCCATACTATCTACAGGGTATAATGCACCTTCTCCGTTACCCATAAATCTTGTTAATCCTTTTGGATTAAGATTTACTTCTCCCTGTATAGTACTGTTACCTTGCATTGGTGGACTTGTCATTAAATCTACTGCTAATATTTTGTCTTGTTGTAATTTTAATAAATGCCTTAAATCTCCTAACAATTTAGTACAAACACCAACTCCCCATATCTCTGAACTTCTTTTTCTTGAATATCTTAAACTTAAAACTGGAAAATAATCATATCCAGATTCTCTCAAATATGTTTTTCCACTTTCTTCCCAATACAAAGATACCCAATTCTTATTTTTTGCTATATCTACATTAGGTTTTATATCTCTGTTAGGAGTAATTAAATGATAAACTTTAATTAATTCATCAAAATTACCCTCTTTATATTTATTTTTTATACTATCACTACATACTTCTAATCCAAATTTCTCTACCATATCTGAAATAGTTAAATAAAATTCTCTGCCGATAGTATCAACTCGTGAATTTGCACCATTTGCTAATACATATTCGCCAACTGATAATATCTCAAATCTCAAAAATTCTTCTTTGTCCTCTACTGCTATTGCACAACCTGTTCCAAAATATACTGCATCTTCTAATATATTCTTAATCGCTAAATATGTGTTCGTAGTTGCAAATAATGTTTCTGCACTTGTCTTAAAATCATTTAACCAAATTGTTTCTTCAGTTACTTTGTTTTCTTTATTTTTTTTATTTATCGGTCTAAACCACTCTCTGTTTGGACTTGCTATACCTAACTGTAATCCACTAACAAAAAGGTTTACTGCATTTACTATCGTTGTATCTATAAATCGTTTATAATCTATCGTTATCGGTGCAGGTTTATTTGTATCAAAAACACCTCTGTCAGGACACGCTAATTCTGCAATCTCTTTCCAATGTGGAATATATCTTCTTTTTTCTGCATCTAAAATTGCATATCTTTCCTGTGCTTTTGCTATTTCCATTTTTATTCCCCAAGTTTTGTCTTTAAACCGGTAGCTCCATTCATAGAACCTACCTGTTTAGTTAAATTTGAGATACCTTCTGAACCTACTTTTATTGCATTTAAAAATCCTGCTCTTAATTGTGCCTGATTTTTTGTATTTAATAAATCATTTTTTGTCGTTGCACTAGCTGTAGGTCCTTTTTTTAGTTCTTCTAGTTTTATTTTATTTGCTATTTCATCTTGTTTTTCACTAGCTTTTCTTGTTGTTTCTATTTGGTTATAAGTTCCATACGCAGCTGAAGCTATTGCAACTGCCGCCATTATTTCTACTCCCATACAATCCTCCTTATAACTGAAACTCTTGTTTATATTCTTCTCTTAATCCGGCAACAAACTGTTCAGGAAAAATAATAAACATTAATTCATCTAATATTCTTGCTAAACAATCTAACATATCGTCATGACTTACATTTGGAAAATTTATATATTGGTCTAAGAATTCACTTGTTAAACAATGGTCTTTACCTTCTATATCTGTATATGGAATTATTTTAGGCAATAAAATTGAACCTGTCTGAAAAATTGGTATTAATCTTTTAATTCTATCAATTTTACTCAATTTACCTCCTAATGAAACAAATCTCATTTGTATATTCTTCTCTTTATTCTTCTCTTCAAAATATGTTATATCACTTACCATCCCATACTGTTCATATCCAATTGCTACTGGTCCGTATTTCATAAATAAATCATACAATTTTTTGTACCTTTCTGTCAAGTTAAGTTTATCTTTTACACAATCTAAAATACAATATTTTTTATCTGCTGTTGTTCCTATAACCCACATTGTTGTAAAATCGTTTCTTTTCTTTTTACTATTTGCCGGATCAACTAATATATAATTTATTGTTTTTAAATCAATACTCTTCTCATAATATTTTATCCATTCTGCTTGAAAATTTATATTTAACATCCCTTGTGGATTCTGTAACATTTGACATGAAAAAATAAAATCGTTACCTAATATTTTCCTTTTATCTGCTAATTGTTCTTTAGTTAAAAATACAGGTTTACCATCTATTTTGCCATTATCTGTAGCAGGATATATTCTCGGTTTAAATCTGCCATCCTTTATAATATCGCCATAAGCATCATCATAAGCATATCTCGTTCCAATTATCCTTATTTTATATTCTGTCGCAACTAAAAAAAACAAAAGGCGTATACCTTCTATTGTCTTTTCTTTTATATCGTCTGTGTTTACACTTTGTTCTGTTACTATATCGTCTAATATTAACACATCAAAATGCGAACCTGTAGGTTGTCCGTCTATAACTCCCCATGCTTCTAGTGTACTTTCCTTCTTATTTACACTTCTTTTCATTACTAATCCGTCGTTTTCACTCCATTTTGGACTTTCTTTCTCCGGATTTTGATAAAAAACATCAGGATATAACCCTTTTAATATATTGTTATTCTCACAAATATACTTTATCTGCCTTAAGAATTTCTTTGCTCCACCTCTAGTATTAGAAAATATTGAGTATGTTAAGTCAGGATTGTTTATTATATCTTGTATTGTTAATCCAATAGTAATAATACTACTCTTAAAATGTCCTCTCGCCCATAAATCTATGTTCCAGTCCGGTTTGTTTTGTACTTCCTTACATCTATCCAAAATCCATTGGTGTTCCATATCAGGTCTGTCTAGTATATATCTGCAAAAAAAATATAAATCCTTCTTACCAATCTCTTTCAGCAATAAATCATTTCCTGCCTTCATTACATTTTCTACAAATAAAAAATTCTCTAGCCTTTTATATCCGGCTATCGTTTTAGGTAAATCTTTAAAATCTAACCTTAGATTATTTGCCATCCTCTCCTTTTACTACCACTACATCTATCGGCTCATCCACTTCTGCCACAATCTCTGTCATCTTCGGCTCTTTCTCTTTTTCTTCCTTTGCTATCGTTTTTATCATAGAACCGATATTAAACGTTACATTGCCTGTTCCTTGCCCTTTTTTCCTTTTGCCAGTATTTGTATTGGATTCATTGAAATCGTTTAAAGAACCACTATCTCCGTCATCTATGAATAAATCTACTATCTTATCCTTTAAGTCTGCTTCGTATCTCATAATAAAATTGGCTAGGTAGCCTATACCACCTAACCTTTCTAATAATTTTATCTTTATAAAACTCTTTACATTCCCACCATTCTTTCTTATCTCTGCTATTTGTCTGTCGTATTCTGCTAATTCTGCTTTCATCTGTGTTTCTGCATCTGATTCTCTATATTTACTTAAATCAAATTTTTGTTCTTCTACCATTTGATATCCCTCCTTTAGTTAAATTATATATCTTGTATATACATTTGTCAATATTATTATTATTCAAAAAAAATATGCCAGCGATTTGTGTACACTTGTTAACATTTTCTATAAAACTCCAATCCCCCTAACCCCATACCCTAAAAAAAACTTAAAAGATATAAAAAATACCATACAAACATACAAATAATACGATCTCAATACAATCAGTATTTTATAAAATAATATGTAATCTTATTGAAAAATCAATATAATTTACTGAATTTATTAAAAAAGTAAACATAAAGTAAACATACAGATTATACAGATGGCATACAGATGTTTTAATAATGTGTATGTTGAATTTTGTTATATTTATCAATACTTTTTTCTGTTTTTTTGTCAAAAAATACCGAAATACCGAAAAACGCAAACTAATATATATATATACTTTATTTATTATTATTTTTATTAGTTATAATCATCTGTATTTCAGTATTATTATTATCGGTGAGTTAAATGTAAGATTTTGTAATAATTGCAATTGGATTTGTAACATACCATACAACTGTATTATAGATTTTGATATTTTATGGTTTGTACCAACCCAAACAAACTAACATACAATTGTATTATAAATATAACAATATATACTAATTTGTTGTTTTTACAACAGAACCAAAATATATCATACAACTGTATTATACATATAATTGTATAATAAATTCGAAAAAACTATTAATATTTAAAAGAGCAAATTATTTTGATTTATTATAAAAGATAAAAAGTAATAAATCAAATAAAAGATTTTAGATTGTGAACCTAATATACAAAAGTGGTTTACAATAGATTTCACAAATATTTCACAAATAAACCACTTGACAATTTAATATAATTGTGTTATAATAAGTATGGGAATAAAAGATATTTGATAACTCCGACGAGAAAATAAGAGTTGACAAAATAAAATAATTGTAGTATAATAAATGCAAGAAGCAAAAATAAAAAAAAGGAGTAAGAAAATGAAAGAAAAAGAAAAAGTTTATACAGTTTTTGAAGTAGCAAAAATATTTAACGATATTCTCTATTCTTGTTTTTATGGCGAAGTAATGACAACCAGCAAAATATTTATAGAGGGCTCAGACATAAATATAAAAGCAAAATTAAAACGGAATATAAAAATCAAAAATTTTATATCGTCAACAACATCATACATCAAAACTGATATTACTTATAATTTTAGATATGTAAAAAGTTATTTTATGATTGATATATCTTTTTTGATAAAAAAAATTAAAGTAAATGATTTTGAAAAAGATATATTTTCAATAAGAGAAAATTTGATAAAAGAATTTGAAAATATAAAAAAATACGGTAAGTATTATATTTAAAATAAAAAGCAAGGGAGAATCAAAAATGAAAAACAAAAAAAATGAATTTACAGAATTTGAAGTAAAATTAATTAAAGAGTTAAAGTCACAAATAAAAAAAACAGAAGGAAGATGTGTTATCGCTTCAATTGAAAAAGTATCACAATCCGGGATGAATAGAATAATTTCATTTCATTTTGTAGGCAAAAAATACAATATTTATCAGTTGAATTGTTTGATCTCAAAAGTTTGCGGATATTCAAGACCTCAAAATTATAATGGAATAGCAGTCAAAGGATGTGGGATGGACATGATGTTTCATGTATTATACGGATTTTATAGACAAATAAAATTAAAAGATGAATACCCTCAATATTCAGGTAATTATACAAGAGTTTAAAACCAAATTTTTAACGGAGAAAACAAAATGAAAAATAACGCAGAATCAATAATTAATTTGTTTTTAGATAAAACAATATCAAATGTTGGATTAGAGTTAGGAACAGATAAGTCCTTAGGTGTTTTTGTATTTTTAAGTTGTATAAAAAAACATATTGATAAGCATATCATATCATTTAATGGTAATATGGTTTTCAATTCTTCAGATAGCTTTGAAAAAATTAAAAAGTTGTTATCATATAATATAACTTATTTTATGAGAAGATTTGACAATGCAGATGAAAAAGTCGGTGCAGAAAAGGTATATAATTATATAAAATATGAGTTTTTTAATTTAACAAAATAAAAACCGGAGGGTTAAAATGACTAAAAAAACAGATGTAAAAATCAAAACAAGTTTTGAAATTTTAGACAGGCAGATTGAAAAATTAGAAAGGCACGCAAATTTTCAAATAAAAAACAATGACATTGAAACAGCAAACAATTACAAAGGAAAATCAAACGGAATTTTTTATGCAAAGGCGGAATTAAGACCGCACATTATTAATTTACAAAAAGACAATAAAATTAAACGAACAATAATATTTTTGTTGTTGGTTTTGTTATTAGTGAATGTGTTTTTTAATTTAAAAAAGCAAAAAGAGAATACAATATTAAGAGATTATATTGATAGTATAGAAGTATCAGAACAGCCGGATTATTCAGATTTTCAGGATTAGGTTTAAAATAAAAAAGAGAGG